TTCGATTCTCTGTCAACGGGGTTCATGTCCATAAATATACTCCTTTCGAGAGTTATTTGCGTTTAGATTTCATACGTGAAACAACATCGGAAACACCTTTTTTATTTTTATCTCTACTGGCCTGCATAGCGGCCAATGTGCCCGCAATGCCAGCGCCGCCGGTAACGGCGAACATCGGCTGTCCTTCACCCATAACAGATGCACGCATGGCGGGGGTGATGGTCATGGAGTGAACAGGCTTTTTACCCTGTGCGTATTCTGTAGCAATTGGCAAATCTGGATTAGAAGCGGTTTCATTTAAGTATGCATCTTTTACACTTGTGCCCCACTTCTTGCCATACTTGTTAGCGTAATCGACAAGGATTTTGTCGTAGAAGCCCTTCATGCCCTCGCCGCCGACTTTCAAGTCTACTCCAGACAAGTCCCTTACGTTGCCGCCGCCCTTGCGGGGTGTTCCTTCGCCATTAACAATCTTAGTGGTCACGTCCTTGCCAACAATTCCTTCAAGGTCATTGGGCGTTTGGCCGTGCTTGGTGATAACTGTTTCGCCGTCTTTTATTGCAGCTATTTCATAGGTTCCGTCCCCGTCTAGGCGATACCCGATATTGTCTATCTGCTTGCTCAAATCATACCGTTCTGCTTGCGGTTCTCCCGGAGTCCATTCCACCCTGTCATAACCCTTTTCAGCGGCTTCACGCAATATGCGCTTGAAGGCAAGTTCGTGCCATGTTTTTGAGAAGGGGGCCGCGGGAGTGCGTTGCTGATTCAATCCATCTATGGCCGCTTCACGAGAATTAAATGTACCCACGGCCTCGTCACCCTTAAACAATGTCACCCCGCCTAAATTCCTTTGTCGCGTGACATAACCTTCGGGAAGATCAAGCATGTCATTTTTTGGGAACTTATACCCCTTCTTCCGTCCCGCCTGGTGCCAATCGCTCTGAATCTCTTCTATGAAAAGAACCTTCTTGCCGTCTGCGTCAACGCGGTCATTCAGGCGCATGTGGGCGAGTACGTTGGGTTCGTCCCAGTGGGGGGAACGATAACCGGTTTCTTGCGGTGTACTTCTTGCATTCCTGTCTTTTGCCGCCGCTATTGCTTTTTGCTCATTCTCAAATCCGCCTAAAAAAACTTCACCATTCTTGTTGTTCTTGAGTGTCCATTTGCCATTTTCAAGTATTGGAACATATTCGTTTTTTACTTTTTGCGACGGCAGCCTCAGCAGCACTTCCCGGTAGTTTTCGCCGCCGGGGAGTTGGTAGGAACCAAACTTAGTTTCAACCACATTTCCACCACCGCCATAAACATCATCAGCAACCGTGGAGGCCCAATTTTCATCTTTGGCAAGCTCTGGAAACTTCTTTGTAAGTTCCCTATAAGCATCACCATCATTGGCAAGGGTCAGCCACAAAGCATCATCAACATCACCCTGCCATTCTTTCGCAAGCTTCACAACTCTTGGAGTAGCATATTTACTTTTCAAATTTATTTTGCCAAGGTTTTGTCCTTTTGTTACCTCTTCCAACTTCACCTTATTCTGCTCAATGAAATCCTGTATCTCCTGCTTGGTAACGGTCTGGTCGCCCTTTTCCTTTAGGTAATCATCCAGCCCGATCCACTTCATCTCGTCGGCCTTGGTGCCCTTACCTTTGGCAGGATCGAGCATAGACAACCACTGGCTCGCGGGTGCCTTTGGCATAGTAATATCGGACACGGCTTTTGCGGCGTTGCTGTAGAGCGGGTCTGCAACCTTGCCACCAGTGGCTATCGCGCCGGATTCACCTTTCAACATATCAATCACGTTCTGCATTGAGCCGCGCTCCCCCTCAATTGCCGCCTGTTCCTCATGGGACGCTTCTTCTGATTTTCTTTCGTCCTGTTCTGCGGCGTACTTAGCTTCTTCCCCACCATCCTCTACCTTACCCGCGTTCACCACATGCCCTTTAGTAACCCTTTCCGCCTGTCCACGGCTTGTTTCCGCACTGCGGATTTCCTGCATAACCTCATCCCACGTTACCGGCATTTCGCCTTCAGGCTGGCCCAAATCCTCTGTCCAGTATTGCTTTCCTTCATCCGGTGTCATTTCCTCGCTGCGTAATTCCATTTCACTAGGGCCATAATCACCAGCACTAAATTCAAACGAGTGCCCCTGTAATATTCCTTGTGTTCGTGGAGTAATGTTTACAGGCTCGCCCGTCTTGGTAGACTCACCCATGACGTAAGCCCACTGGTCTTTCCTGTCGTCACGGAGCGTACCGTTTTCGTCATGGTCAATATGCCACTTGACTTGTCGGCGCACATTATCACGCCACAATACGCGGTTTGCTTGGGGATTGTCTGTTAAGTCGTGGGTATAAACTTCGCCTGGCTTTCGCTCTTTGCGCTCGGCAATGCGAGTCAGGCGGTCTTGTGTGGCTTGGTCTTCCGGGCTTAAGCTGCCTTGCGGCTCAGTCTCGCTGCCCTGCGGAAGAACATCTTGTGGCGGCTTGCTCTCACCTTGGGCGACTTCACCGCTTTGACTTGGTGCACCTTCAACGGGTGGAACTTCGGCACCACGGGGGAGTTGCTCTGCGGCGCGTTTTGCTTCAATTTCAGCACGGAGTTCTTCAGAGCGTTGTGAAACATCTCGTCTGTCGCGTCCGAAGGCAGACCATACTCGCTCAACATCTGCGGGGTCAGGATTGTAGGCATAAACTTTTCTCCCTTCATCATAAGTATAACCTATTTTTTTGAAAAAGTCTATGTTATTATCATTTTTCTTTGATGCTATCTCGTCCGGCGTTATTGGCTCGTCAGGAAATAGCTCAGATTTTGCATTTTTCTGCGCTTCTATTTCCGTCGCTTTTGCATCACGTTCTGTCCGTAATTGTGCTATCTGCGCCTGCTGTATCTCTGGGGTAATAGGTGCTTCCGATGGCTTTTGCCCACGAATACGCTCAATAAGTTGCTCATGCGGGGTCTTTGCCGCCGCTCCGGGCGCTCCTTTTGGGGCGGTTGGGGGTGGCTCGACGGGAGCACTAGCCCCCCCTAGATCAATGTACCCGCCTTCATTGCCAAGATTCTTAATTGTCTGCGGTATACCGGGCTTTGGTACTGGTGCGCCCGGTTCCTGGCCGGGAATGAATTGCGTCTGCATAGTGCCCTGTGGGGCGGGTAGAGCAGCGGGTGGTTCTGGCGGCGGCTCTGGGATTTTCGCGCCTTTTCTCATTCCCGAAACGACCTTTGCCCTGTCCGACAATCCATACACCTTCTTGAACATTGCAGCGACAGCCCTGTCAGGATTGTTGATAGCCTTGTATAATTCCTTCAATCCGCGCCCAGCTACACCCTTGGCAATCAGCAATGGATTCATAGTAAGAACACCGGCGGCCAAATCTCCACCGGTAAAAATATCGGTCATGTCTATAATACTTTTCCCCGCTTTACGAGCGTTCACAATAGCGCGGTGATTTACTTCTTTTTCAATTGCTTTCAACGAGCCATATTTATTCTTTAGCCCCTGATATCCTTCACCAACTGCGCCGGTTATTTTATTGTCCAGTTCTTCCCGCATAAGGTTAGCAACCGAGCCATCAATTCGGGCTTTTGCTTTCGCAGTTCGGCCTTCATAAAAACCAGCAAGGGAACTATTCAAATCTTTTATTCTTGCTTCAATAATTTCTGGCGATTGGCCCTGCAATTCCTGTATTTCGGCTTTTAAGGATTCGGCATAAGCCCGCGTTTCCGGGTTTTCTTTCAAATCCTTGCTTACTTTGTCAATTTTAGCTATGATCGGAGCAACGTCAAGTTGAGCACCTTTATCGCCAGCAGCAAGCGCCATGTCGTGATATTGCTTGTAAAGTATTTTTTTCGTCTGATCTACGGCTTGTGCCATTTCAGCCGAGCTTCTTGGGTGAGGTGCAGACTCTCCATTTTCATCAACTATTTTTACATTATCACGGTTATCCGCAATGGTTTTTACTGCGTCGTTAGCATCTAAATAAAACTTGTCATGCCGCGCCAATGTTTTCTTTCCGACAACTGTTGGTTTAATTCCCTTGCTGATACCCTTTTTTACCGCTTTCGCTATCTGCTCATCAACCTTTACTTGTTTTTGTACGATGTCTTTCTTTGCCATTCTCTCAGCAAATGGAGCCACAATACCCTTTTCGAGTTTTTCCGCACCTTTAGCCAATAGTTGTGTGCCTTTTCCAACAGGAGCTACCATCGAAATGTCACCCACAGAACTTGTAATATCCTTTGCTCTTTGTGGCAACTGCTTCCATGTTTCTACCGCACCCGCTGGAATATCACTCACTTTATTACCGCCAGGAAGTGGAATGTTTCCAATTCCCCTAACAACCTTTTGTAATCCGCTTTCAGTGGCTTGCGCTGCTGGTTGAATTGCTTGCTGAACAGGTTGCGGAGTAATAGATTTTAACGCATCCGCCGTTGTTCCTATTGCTGCTTTTCCAAGCTCCCACGGTACACCTACCGCTAATCCTGCCGCTTCACCGAGTCCACTTAGCGCCTGCTCTGGTAATGTGGGCGCTCTTTCTGTTCTTTCCGATCTCGCCGCTGCGCCTGCTGCAATATCTTTCCCGGCCTGTACAAAGCGTGGCCCCACAGCCGCTTTAGCACCAGACATAAGCAGCGGCCCGAGACGTGACATAAGGTTCTGGACGTGCGCGGGCTGTTGTCCACCGGCAGCGCCAGACACGGGGGAGGCAAGGTCGGATATGTCCTCGACAGGTGAAGCAAGGTCGGTAATATCTTCAGACATATTTTGCCTATTTTTTAACGTGTTCTACGCCGTTATAAATAAAATGAGCACCGGAAGGTAACGCCTGCACTTCTGCACGGGTTGACAATGTAGGAGCATTACCTTTCGCGCCAGATGTTGGTATTCCCGTTGTTTTCATCGGGTTTGTTGCCGGATTGCTCGTTATTGGCATGTTCTGGCCCTGTACTTGGTTGTAATATTGCTTATCCAAATCAACGCCAAGAGATTTTATCCTTTGGTGCATAAGCTCTAAAACCTTTTGCGGTGCCGTTGTTTTCGTGTCGCCTGTTGTATAATTCCAAAGCTCCTTCAATTTCCCCTGAGCCGATGCCTGCATAACCTTATCAACGCTACCCTCTGCAATCTGCCCTGATAAAGTAAGTATTTTTGCATAGTCCATAGCAAGGTCACGGTACATCCATGTTGGAATATTTTCATATTTACCACCGCTGTTTTTAAGAGCATCATCAAACGTCGAGGTCGCTCTTTGCGCGGCTTGCCGCTGCATATTAAGTTGTCGCGCCGTTCCGCCCCTAGCCTGCTGTCCAACCTTTCCGCTTACTACATCTGGCCTGAGTTGCGCTGCCGCTTTTGCGTGAGATTGCTCTCCACCATACGCAATCATCTGGCTTGAGGGAGAAAATTTAGGATTTATTTTCATTGCCGTAGCGATAATATTTTCTCTCTTTTGGCCCTTTTGTCCGAATGCAGGATAAATAGAAATGGCTTGTTGGAAATTAATTTCGCCATTAGCAAGTTTTCTCGCTATTGCAAATTCAATTGGGTTATCCGTTTCGCTGTAAATCATTCCCGCACCACCAGCCGTAGTTGATTTTCCTGTTGCTGTTGTTGTTTCTTTAACCGGCTTTTCCTCCTGTTGCATACTCGCTTCACGCGCCTTGGCAAAATCAGCTTCCGTTTTTTCCATTGGCCTGCCAAGTTGTCCTTCTTTTTCAGGCATACCAGAAACAGCTTCTTCTCCCAGAGACATAGCAGTTTTTTCAAAAGGTGTCTGCGGCACCCCTTGAACATGCTGTTTTGCCACGTCGGTTACCGGGCCTAATTCAAAATCAACGCGCCTGTTAATATCTTCCCCTGTTGGTGCAATATTTTTAGTATAATCCTGATATGCTTTTTGTCCTTCTTTTGTATCAGCAACCCCAGCCTGTTGTAATGTGGTCTGAAAAGCAGCGGGCGAATAATCATATTTATTCGCTATGCCCTGTGCAGCAGGTAAGTTGGTTTGTGCGGTGGCTCCTTGATTGTATTCCCGCGCACGCACTTCTTCCGAAGCGGTTTTAACAGGCATTTTTATACCCTGTACGGAACTTTGCGCTGGATAATCCGATTTTTGAGCAACCAATCTACCTGCGGCAATTTCCTTCTGTGCATCATCGGAGTGCAAATATTTCCCGTCATCAGTCTGGTAAACTTGAACTGGCTGACCATCAAGAGTCGTCGTATTGAACATCTGTACTATTCTAGGCATATTTGCTCCTATGTTCTTCCAGCCGTCAATCCTTTAGCGACCCCAGAAGCCCACGCACCGGCAAGTTTTAATTGTCCCGCTCTGTCTGATTGATTTTCTCCAAACTGAATCGCATTCTGCTGCTGTGTTTGCCCAGCCCCACGCAAATTTGAGGCTGTTGTAGCCTCAGCCATAGCAAGATTTTTACGCCCAACATTACGGTTGAAAATTTGGTTCGCTACTTGCTGATTTTCAGATGTGTTTTGGCGTAAATCATTGTAGACGGCAGCAACATCTCCAAATATTCCACTGGTCATTCCTCCCATACCGCCGCCACCACCACCACTTGACCCTCCACCGCCACCACCCTGTACTTGCGGGGCTTGAACAAAATCGTTTGGCATGGTTCCTATTTGTTCACCAGAAGAAGATTGTGAGGAAGAACCAGAAGGAGCATTTACTTGCATGCCGTTTGATAGAGTAATCACGTTTTTACCCGCACCCTGTACAGCTTCAGAGCCACCTATGGGTGCTATTCCGGTATTGGCCTGATTAACATCATGAAATGTTCCCTGATCAAACTTCTGGCGCGGATACTTAATATCCACTGAACCACCATCGTGATAGCTATATCTAACTCCGGTTATCATTGCGTACCTCTCTTTTCTTGGGCTAATTGCCTTACTATAGCGTGCTCTTTATTTGCTTTGCTAATTTTCCTTTTTGTTTCTTCTGACAAATGTTTTCCAGAACAATGTTGTTGGGTCACAAAGAGCATAAATAAAGGTTGTATTACTCAATTACATCACCTCTATGTTTGAGTAAGTGCTGAATTATTGCTTGAACTCATTGGAGAAAGCCCGTAACTCATAGAAGTTGCTGCATTCATCGGGCCTTCCTGATACGCCGCTTGAGCCGCATTAAGCTTGCTCATGTCCTGATATACACCGTACTGATTAAGTAAAGCAATCTTGTCAGCCGATAACTGAACTCCACTGTCATTACTTGCTGCATAGGTAGACAGTTCGGCTGCTAAAGATACCGCTTCTGCATTCCCCGCCTTAACTCCTGCAAGCAATTCCTTACCCGCAGGATTATTCTCAAGGCTTTGTGCAAACTGTTGCCCATTTTGGCTATTTTGTATCCATGCCAAAGGAGCACTTGCAACATGATTAACAAACGCATTTGTCGCAGGATCAGCAATGTTGCCAGCGGCTACATTAGTCACGGCATCCGTTAAGGCTTGCGGATTATACTGTGCTCCCAAGGTCGTTTTCAATCCTGTCGAAAGTAGCCCTGTTGCCTCGTTTGATAACGCGGTTTTGGTTGCTATGGACTGTGCATCGGTGCCTGTTATTGAATTGGCAATGTTAAACAGTGATTGTGCCGCGCCATTCAAATTTCCCGATTGCCGCTGCTGCTCAAGGTTAGTAAAATCAACTGGCGATTGTCCCATTGCGGCGAGAGCCTTATTCACGCTACCCCAATCACCGCTTTGATAAGCAAGCTGCATCTGTGTCTGTAAGTCAGCGGCTTGTTGCTTTTGGGCGTTCCCGGCAAGCTCAGTATTTGTCGCCGCTATTTTCGATTCCGTTCCAGCTTGTTGTTGCGCTGCTGATGTCCGACCCGCCGATGTGTCCTGTCCAATACCTTGCTGTGCAAGATTCTGGTCGTTAGTCATAGCACCCACGGCACCCTGCTTTTGTATTGCTTCATCAGCGGCTTTTGCCTGTGTTTTATAGAGTGATGTCTGTGTAACATCCGTCGGTGAAAAGCCTATTCCCTGAACCGAAGGCTTTATTGCCGCTGCCTGCGGGCCATTTACTACAGGAGCTTGTGTTGAAGTAGTAGAAGTTGTGGACTGTTGCGGAACAGCTACTGCCGGTGCTGGTGCAGCGGCGGTATTTTGTTTAACTTGGGGAGTCGCTACTGTTTGATTCGGCACAGGATTAATACCCGTCGTTCCTGATGCATGTCTCTGCCGTGGGTCTATTTCCGTCGCTCCAAGCGGTGACTCACGAGTGTTTGTCAGCATACCTCCGGGATATTGCGTCATGCCCGTTGATACTTGCGGTGTCCCTTTTGCAAAATTGAATCGGATTCCTGCCGTTCCTCTTGCAAAGCCCGGAGCACCCGCCCTCATACCATCCATCCCCTGTTGTGGCTGCTGTTGGTAATCCATAGGCCGAACCGTGCCATGAAGCGCATCTTCCTCCGGCTGCCCACCCGTCACCGGCCCTTTCCCCCCGTGAAGCTGAATGCCTGTTGGCCCAAGTTTTTCATTCATTGCCGATAGAAAATTCTCGCGTCCCCCCATTTTTGCAATAACTTCTGGCGGTATCACTTCTTCACCATGCCGCAACATGGCTGGTATAGCGTCCTGTCGCTGTCCCATTTTATCATCAAGCTGCCGTTGCGCGTCCTTTGGCTTAAACATTCCCGGCTTCTGTGGCGAGTTAATGCCTTGCGTGAAATAGCTCTGCGGGAGAATCGTTCTTTGCTGCGGGATTTGTGATTTTTCCATTTCTTGCCTCACCCATGCGGGTTGTTCTATGCGGAGAATCATAACGACTCCTTACAGTCCCATAGCTTCAACGGAACTGTCGGGATGTGAATTATTATATTTCTGCAATAATATTTTCGACACGAATTGCTCTTGTACTGTTTTCAATCCATCTTCAAACCGGCCATTGTCGAGAGAATCTATGAGTATCTGGCAACCCGCCACGACATCCATGTGAAAACGTTCCTCGATTTGCAATGTTGAACTAAATGATGTTATTTGGTTTCCAGCCTGATAACCGTAAATGTAGTATAGGTTGGTAGTAGTATTCGGGTCAAACTGGAAAAGTACAGTAGCAACACCAGAGCCGAAAGCCGGGGTAATTACAACGGGAACTTGCCGATACTTATATCCACCCAAAATAATCTCATTAGTGTTGAACGCATACTCGGTGTTGTTTCTTCCAAAAGCGGGGTTATTAGGATATTCGTAAGCAGAAGTCCATTTTGTTACATCAACAAGAATATATTTGCATTTGTAATACGTGGAAGACAAAGAATACAGGTAAGTGCCCTTCGTTGTTGTCAAGAAAGGGAGTTTGCCAGTTGAAGCATCAAATACAAGATTTTCGGTTTGATCTCCCTTCAGCACCATCTGTACAAATTGATTTAACAAACTAAGAACCCTGGTTGTGTTCCAATCAGGATTTTGTAAAATTAGCAAATTGCAAATTTCCTGAACAGTCATATATTTAAATCCTTAATTTACTAAATTTATCTTTTAACGTATTTCTCATTTTTTCTTTAGTTTCTTCAGAATGATGTCGCCCAGAAAAACCAATTGTTGGTGCTCGTCCCTTTTGAGAAAGTGATATTTTTTTCTTATGTTCTTCCGTATGCTTATGGCCAGTATGAGATTTTTTCATTTTTAATCTTGTTACTTCTGATATTTTAATTCCCCTATGAGATTCTCCCATTTTTGTTTTTGTTTCTTCTGTATGATGTTTTCCTAGCCACGGTTTTAGACCTTTATGGCTCTGAGAAATTTTATTTTTTGTTTCTTCTGAATGGTGCTTGTTCCTAAATAGAGAATGTTTTCCCCTTAGAGAAGAATGTAAACTCATTATTCTTTTAGTTTTTTCCGAATGTCGCTTCCCCTTCATTCCTAAACTTGCTATTCCACCTTCGGCGGTATTAGTTAATTGACACCCACACCGTTTTTCAAAGGCTATCCAGTCGCGCTCTTTTTTCTCCCATTCTGTCTTGTCGCATTCCTCAAGAATCTGCCTTATTGGAAGCAACCCCCGTTTCAATAAAGAGCGAATCCATGAAGTTTTGTGAGTGTGCTTTTTATCAATTAAGTGCTCACAATACCTCCGATACGGATCGTTTGCTTTCCCAACATATCGCACTTCAAAAGTAATGGGGTCTGCCAAGGAATAAATAAAAGTTGTATTCATTAACAAACCCCTCACTATTTGTTTAAGCAGCGCCATCAATCGGCATTTTCACATCGGAAACAATGTAATTAAAAGGGTCGCCTTCCTTGTCCATCTTTTGATATTTCGGAGTAGGATCAATTTTCTTTTCCGCAATATCCTTTTTCACCTTTTCAATCTGCGCCTTTAAATCTTCCGGTGCTTCCATGATTGTCAAAAGTGCCGCCCGCTCTCCTCTTTGAATCGTCAAAAGCTGACGGACATTATTGGGGTTGGTAAGAACATCCCTATTGTGCTTGCAATCAGGGATAACGGCAAACAAAACATTTGTCCGCTTGTCCCGATAGAAAGTACACGGCTTGTTCTCATTAACCTTTACCTCTGTGGAGATACCGCCACCAACTCCACTTCCCTGAAAAACACTGATTCCATAAAGACCGAAGAGTTGGTCGCCATCTGTTTTTGAGAAATCCTTGTGCCTCAAAACTATGTACGGCATCGGTTCGGGAACTGCGCTCTCCATGTCACTAATCGCCATTGCGATTTGTTTAATGTCCTGGAAACCCATAAAACCCTCCCATGTTGGGAATATTGTTTAAAAATTGGTGAGGGAGAATTGTCTCCCCCACCGTTACTTCCTACCGTTAGTAGGTCTGACCAGTCTGTATGTTCCAATATGCAGACTGCTTATAGAACCACGTAACCGCGCTTGAAAAGTTATCAAGCGTTGTCGATGAGGTGGACGTTGACACCGTTTGTCCACTCGACGGAACGTATTCAACCCTGTTGAAGCCCATCGTATCAAACAGGCCCGTTGCTTTGAACCTTTTGAAATCCTGGACTTCGTACTCGGTATGTACGCCCGCATCAACTTCGGCAATACCGTGCATCCCCATCAGGAAACCGGGTTCCCAGATGTCGCCGGTGGTGTGCCGTTGGTCGTTCTCGCCGGGTTTCAGGTACTTAACTTCAAGTACGCTGTTGTACGGCGATGTCGTTCCAAGGCCGGAACCTGAACCGCTGCCGCTGCCGTATGTTTTGGCAGTAGGTGATCTCGGGTTTTCCACAAACAGGACATTACGAGCACGACCGAGCACGAGGGGCAGCGACGCTTCCTCAGTGTTCAGTTTTGTCGTTGCCTGCCAAACCGCTCCCATCGAACCGTTGCTGATAGGACTCAATGTCCTTGTAACCTGGCTGGAAGGAATCGCATAAATATACGATCCGCGTCCGCCAAGGTTAAAGGGTTTGAGTTTGCCGGTATAATTCGCCCACTCTGCAATCGTAAGCGCAAACGGGAAGTCAAAACCCATTTCGTAAAGGTTTGTATGGCCGTTTTTCGCTAAATCCATTGTGGCCGCAATAACACCGCTGAAAAAGTTCGCGTTCATGTTATAGTTTGACCACGGCTGGTTAGCCAGATTCACGCCCTTAACGAACGTGTTCCTGTGCGCTGATACTGAAAGGTTTGTCGGCGACTCCAGAAGGTTCGGTGAAACCTGCCAGAGTATCGCAAACTGCATGTAGTAGTCCATGAGTTCCTTCCAATACGTCGCCAGAAGATCAGAAGCCTTGTCCTTGATAGCGTAAGGAGCAGTATCCAGATAGGAAATGCCGTACTGGTCGAGCTTCATGCTGTGGGAAACATCGTTGTAATAAGCGATGAACTGCTTGATTACAGGGTCTTCCACATTATTAATCTCATCAGCGGCATTGCCCTTGGTTTCCTGTCCCGAAAGCCACATGAGCAAGGGGAAATTGGTTTGGTGCGCCTGCCCTGCCTCGGGCGGCATCTTAAGCAGCCACGCGGCGGGAATGGGTGTCATCTTATCAATGACATTGCCGGACAGGTGAAAAAAGATACTCTCAGGAAGGCTCTTCATCTGTACGAGCTTCTCGAAAGCTTGGATTTTCAATGCGGTCGCAGCGGTAATAAGGTTCTGCGACTGCAAGGCTGTATAACTTGCCATAATAAATTCTTTCTATCCCGCGTACTTTTCCGCGAAAGCCTGCGCCTCCTCGAATTTTTGGTATCGCGGGTCTTTTGTGCGTTTCCAAATGGCAAGCGTTTCCGGTGGCGTACTTATCCATTTTTGAGCTTGTTCGATAGTCATAGCGTCGGGATTCGTGTCGGCCGTTGACAAATTATTAGGTAAGGTCGGCGGTCTATTCGTAACCCGCTGTACCTGATCTAAAACCTGTTGCTGACCTTGAGTATGTGCCGCCGCTACGGTCTGATCGTTAAGCTCTGGATGTTCAACCTGAAACGCTGCCCACGCACTGTTAATGGATTTTAGTTTACGTTGTGTAATATCGAGCCGCCCCTGGCTATCAATAGGGCAATAATCTTCCTTGAGCATGGATTCAATAATCGTCCATTTATCAAAGTCACCAGGAGGAACAACAAGCTGGGCTTGTTCGGAACCGTACTGCTGTATTGCGGCATTGATCTGTTCGGGAGTCCATTGCGTCTTTATCGCAGGAACCTTTGCCTGAAGCTGAGTAATCTCATTCATCAGGTTAAGGTAATGCGAATCAAAAACGCTTTTCTGCTCACGATACGTCATGTCTGTACGGATTTGTCCAAACTCCTCACGAAGCTTTTTGTTCTCATCCTCGGCTGCCTGTAGCCTGGGGGACAACCGTTTTTCTGCTTGCATGGCGGCAGTATCAAGAATCTCCGCCATTTTCTCTGCAAAATTTTCAGGGGTTAAGTCCTTAAAAAACTCTTTAGGGTCTATCCCTGCTTCCTCGGCTTTATGAACCATGTCTGTCGTCGCTGCCGCCTGTTGGCCTTTGGGCGGGTGAGCGGGGACACGCTTCAAGTCCTCAAGCTCTCTTTGCAAAGCGGTATACTGTTGTTCCAAATCTCTCATCCTCTGGAGTTCCTTATAAGTTGTGCCGCGTTCGGCATTGAATTTATCAAGGCTAATCCGCAAGGATTTGAAGTTTTGAAGCAACTGATCTTTGTTATCAAAGACTATCTTTCGGCCATCGTCCAAAACAACCTCAATGGCCTCACTGGGGGATGTTTTAGATTGTGGCTTAGATTTCCCTTTTAGTACTGTAGTCTGCTTTTCCTCTGGCGCGGCTTGGTCTTCGGGAGCTGCCTCACCGCCAGGAACCTCTTCCTCTTCTGGCGCTGTCAATTCCGCCGCAAGTTGCTCCGGGGTAGAAGCGGCTACGTGTTCCAACTCCTCTTTCGACAAATCATTGACATTGGGAATTTCAACCCCAGTGTCCAATTCTTGTGTTGCCTTGTCTGGCATGGTTACTCCTCTGTTAAGTTTGAGACGGACTTGCCGTCTGGCTTGCCCCTTGCGGAGCTGTGAGTGGTTGTAAATTCTGCTGTAATTTTTGCTGGGCCTCGGCATGTGGGGGCTGTTGCGGCTGTCCCTGTTGTTGCCCTGGTTCCTGTCCTTGCTGTGACCCCACCTCTATGCCAATTTTCTTCAATGCCTGTACTTTTGCTTCGGGTTCAAGATCGGCGTACCTGAAAGCCAACGTCGGCGGCTTCTGTTGTGCGCCGCCAGGAGGCGTGTTAAGCATTGCATCCATTCTCATCTTACCAAGCTGGTTACGCCGCTCAATCATCTGGGCGCGTATCTTTTCTTCCTCATCATCACACGGAATAGTTTCAAGAATTTTTCCCTGTGTCATGCCTATTAGCTCAATGTTGTTCACAGCGTCTTTGTAAAGAAGGTTCAATACGTCCATGTGAGTCATGCGCTTTGTAAACTGAGAATTAGGAGATTTCGGGGAGAGAGTAACTACAATGCGGCATCGCTGTAAACTTCCCAAATCGTTATCTATTGCAATGTCACCACTGGGTAAAGTTTTTATATCATTAATAACTATTTCCGAGCCATCATTCTTATAGAATGTTCGTTTAGTTTTACTATAGAGTATTTTTCCAGCATCAACATAAGCCTCACCAGCTTCAAGTAGGAAATTCTCTATGTTTCTCATTAAAACAAGCTGCGCCTGCTCAATAATTTGCATCTTCATGTTGAATAGAATGCCAGGCTCGCCGGCGTGTTCGCTTTTTCCCTCGGCGGCAGGATTTAGCGGTAGAACATCATTGTTCAATTCATAAAGTATTTTAGAAAGCTGATTAAATATCCCGGCATCAACGTCATTGTGCGGAAAGGGTAAAAACATTGACTTCCCTGATGCAAAAGCGGCAGGGCTGCCAAAGAATTTATAGAACGGATCGCTCCAACGCTTTTTAATCTCCTCCATTTTTGTATCATCGTTACCAACAATCTCAGGATTGACAGCCCCGCCGCCATGAGCAGCCGAATCAATAATTCCTTGTGAGTTGTTTATCAGTTTGTTAATAGCATCCTGCATGTTAGTAAGCACATCCATGATTCCAAAAGGCTCACCGACAATACGCTCTGATGCAAGAGGGAAAAATCTGAGGCGTTTGATCTGGAATATATCATATCCGTCGTAAAGGGGTTGTTCAGGAACAATACCAGGACATATTGTGCAAATTTTTGGCTTTTTTATTGTTTGATAAATGGAATGAATGTCTTCATATTTTATTTTGTTTGCTTCAACGAAATCCTTTTTAACTTGGTAGTCATCGGTCTTGGGCAACTCAAGATTTGCGTTAATGGCAACCTCTACAACATCTTCTTCCTCAACAACGTAATTATATTCCACTACATCATATTGCCCATTCATGGTTTTAGACTGTGTATAGTCTTTGTAATCTGAGATTTTTGGAGTATCAAAATTTCCGCCCAGTGTTAAATCCATTAGGAGGTTTCTTTGTATTCTCTCTGTTTGGTCTGGGTAGAGCTGCATGATCTGGTCGGCGGTGAGCTTCATGTATTTGAAAACAAAATTTAAGTCTTTGCTTACGCCCGTTCTCCAATTAGGATCATAAGCAACCATCCCTGGCTGGCACACTTCCCACCCTATGCGCCCCATAGGGTCAATTTCATTGGTAAAAATCATCTCCATTACAGAATCAGAAATCAGCGCATAGATGATGTGCATGAGAAAGTTGTAGTCCCAGCGCGAATAACTCTGGTCAACCTTCATCATGTCCTGGATAGCATACATCAGCGTATTACGCTTGCCATCCATAGGCAACACGTCAATGTCCCAGATGTTCTTTACGATTGCCGCAGCAAGCCCCTGAACCTTGCGTTTGGAAAGATTCATCACAATAGGCACACGGCGGGCCTTGTCCAGTTTTTTAATCTGCTCTGGGTCGAGTTGGTATCCGCAGTATTTGTCGAGGTTTAAAAAGAGGCGGTCACGACGAGGAATTAAAGCGTTGAGACAATTCTGGAAGCGGGTATTAACGAAATTTACCTTCTGCTGTCCGACACCCATCGCCCGTTCGATAACGGCAGCGGCGGCAGTAGCGGCACTCTCTGGCAAACCTTCTTGTAGCTGATTTTCTGGCATGTCGCTCTCGGCACCGAACCGAAGAGCGGCATAAGGTGAGATTCAGTTGAAGATATGAATACTCGAACTCAATATAACATCAAATTATCAACAATGCAAGACCTTTTTACATAAATCGGTAATTATACCTTAATTCAATATCCAAGTCGTGTCTTTGGTGACAATCAAAGTATCTGCGCCATTACCGGCAAAATACAACAAACCATTACAGGTAAAATATGAGCGCAACGTATCATTTATGCCATTAGAGAAAATACGTATGGTATCGCCAGTAGGAATACCTATTTCAGAACCATACCACGCCGGTATAGAGTGCCATGTTCCAAACTGTTTAAACGACATACTGTCAGTGCTGTCCCTGTATAAAACTCTTGAGGTATCTTTGCTTACTATCCGGTCATCAAACGGAGGTGATATTTGTGGATCGTAATAAATCTTAACAACCCTCCAAGCTATCACCGCAGTTTTAGGTGCTGTCGGATTGCTGCAACACAACAAAACTCCTACTAAAAAAATAATTACCTTTTTCATTTTTTACCTCCTTGTTTATTGTTCCCTTTTCTTATTCTCCTGTAATAATCCGAATTGCCACGCCGCTTAGAATCTCCCTTCCCGGATTTGCCACCCTTTCGACCGATCTTAGAAAAGTACTTACTTATTTTATCCATACTTATATTATACACTCAAGCGGCTTGTGTGTCAAGATATATTTTGATATTCCAGTAACAGCCACATAAACCTAATTTCATCCTTATCAATATCAATCAACTTTAGCGGCTTGCCGGGAACTCTTATAATCCTGAAAAACGCACTACATTTATGACAAAAAGCATAATCCTTTCCCGGTATTACAAGAGCGTTACATAAAGTATCGTGCCTGCCGCCCTTGTTGCGCAGCCTGGGACACCTCACGGCCTGTAGCGCGGGGTGGGTCATTTAGCCCTCGCGTAATATTCGTAAATTGGAGTTTCGATCATTACCTCTGTCTTCAATAGCGGTAACAGATTCATGCTGTAATCCCTGTCCTCACCGATTATTGTGTTTGGGAACCCGGCCTGTAATGCAAGTTCACGACGCACTGGATTTAAATGGTTTGGGCAACGGTAATATTTGTTTCCCTCTTGTGACCACGCCTTATGCTTGATTGAATGTTCGAAAACACCATTGTATTGCCCATTGACGATATATATCCCTCTTATCCCAACAACGTCCGGCTTGCTTGCCAGTGCATCCATAATCAGCTTACAATAAGAGTGAGATACCTTGTCATCGTCGTCCACGAATACTATATATTCCCCCACCGCGTCGCTCAGGAGCTTGTTGCGCTTGTAGCCAGTTGTCTGTTCACCCTTATCTTTGTTGCATACAATCTCAATGTCAGAATCAGCATTAATCAATTCCGCTTGCTCGTAAAGATCAGACATAAGATTTTTGAGCATGTCTGCACGGTCTAAAAGTGTTGGTATAAGGATGGATAGTATCATTTATACAAAACTCACATCTTCCAATTTTTTGCAATCGTTTATCAGTTTATTAATCTCGTTATTTTTACAACAAATCTGACAATCATCGAGCACGGGCAAGCTCTTGGGCATTTTTTCACACAAATCCACAAAGCGATTTTCATAAATGCTGCCAATGTTGTATTCTTGATGATGTCTCATGTACATACAGGGCGACATCATGCCGTTTTCCCAAATCATGGTTGAAAAATGAAAGCCTTGGCAAAGCGTATATCCTCGATCTTTTTTTGAGCATTCGTGGAATTTATAAGGTGTGATAATCAACTTGTCGTCTTTAATGTCTGGGAGATTAATCTCTATTGTCTTGCCCATAATATTGAGCGCGGGTCGAACCTGGAGATACCGTAACTCCATCTTGTGAACAAGCCGCAAGCCCTCCTTAATGTCCCAATCGTCCTCTTTTCCCCGGTAATTAACACACAAACCCACATTGGCATTTTGCTGTCTTAGCAAAAATATGTGTCCGTCAGGCCATGACTCATTTGTTTTTGATACACGAATCCATTTAAGAAAGCTGGCTCGGTATTTCGGTTTTAACAAAGCATTGGTAAACAAGCCTTGGTTCAATTTTGTTTGTGATGCCACACGGAAAACAAGATCAGAAAAATCCGGGTGCAAGGTTGGTTCGCCGCCGCCGCTCCAAGTTATGGCCTCAAGACCATGAGTGTCAGCATCAAGAAGAAAGGCGAACAATGGCCCCCAGTGAATGAACTTTTCTTTTACGTTCTTATCTTCCTTGTAAAAACAAGCGGAGCACTTTGCATCACATACGCTCGAAGGTGAAATTTCTATATTGATAATCGGAACGGTTTCGCCAGTAAGGAACTTTGGAAATTGCGGATGTGAAGCAAGTTTTAATTGTGGCGCGAAGATCATATTGTTCCGACTTTTTTCAACCGCTTATAATGTTTTTCCATTGCGTCCGTGGCAAGAGGGGCCCTATCCTTGTAAACAGAAAAAGAATAATGAACGCAAACAGTATCTTTTTCATTACTTTCATAAAAGGTATTGAACTTGCGAGGTATTTCTTGAACGTCTATTGCCTGTTCTCCGAGTTCCATATTAACATAATATTGTTCCCAAGACGGCCAGTTTTTGGGATTGTTGCCCCATTTATTAAAACACCCCTCAAAAAAGGCTTGATACTTTTGTGGCATTCCCACAAGTCCGCAATTATAACGATAATAAGGAAATGTACTAAGGCCATTAAATTCAACACAAGCCGCAATCCGGTTCATGTCAAGATAATCAAAGATGTCCACATCGAATAGCTGCGGCAATATGTCGAGGTTCCAACAAAGTAAATAATTATAACCTGGATACAATTTATGTCCTAACAACCACAACCATGAATTGTGCTTTGCGTCAACCTTGGGCCTCTCGGTAATTACTATCAATTCATGATTGTGCCGCTCAAAATACTTGCGAATAACTTCGAGGCACATAGCGCCATGAGTTTTTACCCAATCCATGTCAGGAATAGCGGTAACAAGAACAGCATTTTTCATTCCACCACCGCCAGCACCTTATCTGCATCCAGCAACATACACCCCTTACCATCTAATCCATGCTCACCACAATCAATACCGTTCATTCCCATACCCTCCATGCCGCCGGTCATTTTAAACATCTTTTCCACCATGACACGAACACCAAGAGGAATATTGTCAGCATTATCGCCTTTGCCCTTGGCGAGCACAACGCCATACCAGCAATTGTCCAGAGACTTTACACTGTCCGGGATTAGTATAGCGCCCTTTTGTTTGGGCTTCTCCATGCGCAAGAGAACGCGGTCACCATGCGGCTGCATAGTGTCACGTTTGACTTCAGGCATGTCATCATGGATAGGGTCGCTCATATTAACCCACTTTCTAATAGGTTGTCATACATAACTTCAATAAACGGCCAAATAGCCTCACGCGCCACATCAATTCCGCCAGCCATTTCATGCACACCCATATTTTCTAACCGCCGAAATGTTTCGTCGTGGCTGTTCTTGCCACTTGTGTGGTTGTGTTTAACCACCACGTTTGGCAGAAAATAATTGCACTTTGCCATATCCGCCAGCCGCCCCCATATTTCATCCATCCAGAACCGCTTGAACGCACTACACATAAACTCACCACCGCAGGCTTCAACAAACTTGCGTGTAGTAAATATATTCACCGGGCAAGCGCCGTGGGAGCAAAAGCCGTCCTCACAGTGGACTATTCCGATGCCATTTTTCTCGTTAATCTTAGCAAGAATTTGAACATCCCATCCCGAAGTTTCAAAAGCCATATCATCACCAAGCATAGTGACCAAAACATCGTCACCTTTATGCGCCGTTTCATTGTACATCTGGTTGAAATATGCTGATAAGTTTGGTTCACCGGAGTTCTCCTTTAGTATGCAACAATTTATAGGCCAAACAAAATCTTTGTATGAATCATCCTTTTCATTGAGTAAGATTGTCCAGCACAGATTGTCTTCATTTGTTGCTGTTTCCAATGCGGAATCAATAAACGTCCGCAGCATTGCAGGCCGTTTATATGACGGCACCATAAGATTAATGCGATCAAACATTATTGTTTCCCGTACATATTCAAGCGTTCCATTACGAACCAGAATAATAGCAATATCAGTATTCCAAAATCAAGAACGTCGCTTCGAGCCCATTCTTCCTCTAGCACAAAACAGCAACCACAAACGCCACCCACAAAACACACCAACACTATCAGCAGTATCCTGGTTATGATACTCATATAACCTCCTTCACCATGAATATTTCTTTACAATCCTTGTTATTATGGCGACAAATTTTACAATCTTCTAGCCACGTGGTTTTTATAACATAATCATCATCTACCGTATGAAAGCCGTACTGCTTGAAAAACTCTGGCACAAGCGTAAACACAAACATTCTTTTTATGCACCTTTCACCGATTTCCCTTGCAATTTCCATCATAAGAAAATCGCCGTAGCCTTGCTTGCGGTATTCCGGGTCAACAACAAGCGAGCGTATTTCAGCTATGGACTGCTCGCCTATTTGGTAGAATATCCTATACGATGCGCAACCAATTATCCTATCGTCACACCTGACAATGGCAAAGCTGGGCAAGTGATCTGCCACATAATCAACGCAGCGCGGCAGCACGCTTCCCGTTTCCGCTTCTGCCGCTATCAGCGCGGATATTTCAAAGATGTCGGATGCGTTTACTTCAAACAGCATATTGCCTCATTCAAAGCAGAATATTTTCTTATTCGATTGTCCACCATTGGAAACCTTTGCTATGTATTTTGACATACAGTTTGCTCCACCCTCGTAAGATAAAATATTATCCGGTGTCATTTCCCTAAAGAATTTCTGGCTGACAGGGTTCCCCCCATAAAAATGTACACACTCACTCCCCGCCGCATCGTTGCCGCAAATATCAAAATTACCGCTCCAAAACCTGTTTGAGCCGTCAGGCGCAAGCAACGGGTAAAAATGATTTTGCTCAAGGATATGGTTTGTTCCATTGCGCGTGTCTTTAAACCACGCCAGCCAAGCATTGTCCTCAAGGCTGCTATGAACAATGGCGGATATGCCTGACGAATTGTAGAACTTTGGATCGTAGCTGCCAAGCATCTTTCCGTAGAAATCACCAACCACAGCCCCGCCCTGTTTGCTACCGAATATGCCAATGTAGAACACGGTTTGCCCGCCACAAACAAAATCATAGTGGTTGCTTAAGCCGGTTAATGGCTTTAACACAACCTGGTCCAGGTCCAAGTACCAACCGCCCTGCTGCCCAAGGATCTCCACGCTAAATATGTCGCTCACGTTCGGCGGTGGCATAGTATAGACGCGCTTGTCGGCAGGCGCATATTCACGTAGCTCCACCCCAAGACGTTCCACCGCTTCCTGGATATAATTATGCTTCTGTGGCCGCAGAGCCTCACGCGCCATGCGCTTATCCACAACTTTTTGCAGTTTAGAAGTAAGTGTTTCTTGCGTTGTGCAAGTCTTTAGTGCGGCCTTAATAGCGGCCTGGTCATACCGTATTGAGTCCCACGGCGCAGGCTCTTTACTGTGCAGAAGCACGTCATAGGCAACATCGCGTAGATTTTGTTCTACCTTTACACCCTCAGTCTCAAGCTCACGGTAAAGCTTTTCAAGCTCCTCACCGTTGAACTGGAAGTCCACAAAGATCCCGCAGCCCCAATGATCCTTGTCGGCACAACGGCACTGGTACAACGCCATAGGCCAATCAGGGTGCTGCAAACGAAACGTGGCAAGTGTCAAATATCTAGTATAAGGCAACGCTGTGTTTTGTCCCCAGAAAAAAAAGGCCTGATGAGAAATTGGCATAATTTATCCTTTCGCTACTATTTTTCTCAGTTTCCTTCTCTGCCACTTATCCAATCGTGGAACAGTGTTTGGTGGCGTTTTATATGTGCTATGCACAATTATATGGTCACCAAGTTTATAACGAGCCAATGAGTCGTTTTTATTTGCCTCATCAACCATTTGTCGTGTTGTCAACATAATAATCTTTTTTGATTGATGACTAATCATGCCACGCAGATAAGTACGCTCAGTAAGGTTTTCTGCCTTGCGGCGGGTCTGGTACTGCTCGAAAGATTCGGTTGGTTTACGCTCAAGCGACATTTTTAAACCCCCATCTTTAATGTTACATAAAATTTCTTCTTACAATTACAGTGTTGTAGCAATCTTTGATATGGATTATACGATTTACCAATATATCTCACATCATGAGTATTGGGATCAACTAAGGCATAAATATAAATTGATTTACAAATCATAACTGTATAATTCCCATTCAGGCTCTAAATTGCATACTTGTCCAACATACGCCTCTGCCGTTAAACTGCTTTCTCCTGGTTTTCTATTTATTGGGGGAGCGAGTTTTTCTTTTCCTGTAAATTTCAAACAAGCATAATCAGCAACATGAGCAAGATGATTGTCCCTTATTAAATTCCATATTTTTCTCGAAAGGAACTCCTGATCGACTCCATAGAACTTTCCCCGGTCACTCTCATAGCCATGCTCAGTTAAGCCCACATACCAGTCCTCCCAAAACTCTACAAGAAGCTCCTGCATGGTTGTATGGCACACTTCCGGCAGAAATGAATTAACCATGCCAAATGTAGCGCCCAAAATCCAGCCACCGTGCGACTCACAATCCCTGATAATGTGAAACGGCAACCCGGACTCCTCCCATTCCTTCACACAGGCCGCGTCCCGTGGCGTTAGGCGGCTATCCGTATCACGGACAATAAACCGGTCAACATAGACATCATCCGCCACCTTGAGCCGCCAGAATAGCCCCACAAAGCCCACGCCAGTATGCTCCGGCATTATCTCCGCACCCTCGGCCTTAAGGTCATCTACAACGCGCTTTGGTACGTCGTCAGCACAGTAGAACCTGCACGTCCAGCCGGGGAACAGCTTGGGCGCAAGACGGGCGTTGGCTATTGCGCCGCAGCAGTATTGCTTGGATTGCCCCCACAAGGAAAAGCTTATGACGCGCTTACTCACCTAAACCACCAATAGTAAGAAAGTCCAATATTTCCCTATCAAGTTTTTTTCTATTTGCTTTAACTAATAACTTGGCCATCTTAGCTAAAACAGGACTTTGAAATCTTCCGTCCCATTTTACTTTTTTAACTCGCTTAGGATTTCTTCCCACGCCTTGTACACGACGCTTCTGTTCCATTGGTTATCCTTTTCCATTTCTGTGCTTGTCCACTCCAAAAACGCATCATCATACCGCTTATCATCAAGCTGCGCCAGATTATCAAAAGTGATAATATGCGGGAATGTCTCACTGTAGAAATCTGCCAAATCAAGCACAGATTCTATTGTGCCAAATCCGTACTTGCCGTGCTGTGTTGTTGACCAGAAACATTGTTCAAGCACACCGGCCCCACTCCGGTACATTTTAAGTAAAAACTCTTTCGACGGATAGAACAGCGGTATGCAGGCGGTGTACTGCTCAAACATGCTCATGGTCGAAATATTATACGGCATATGAATAATACCACGGAAAGACTGTATATCATTCCACGTATGCGGGTGAAAATCGTCATACCTATTCAGCGTGCCATCAATGCGCCATTTTCGTGATCCATCATACAGCAAAAACTCACTGCGCTTTGGTGCCCATTTCATCCCGGTATATTCACACAGCGACGGAATGTATTTACACTCTTTCTTGCCATTTGTACGGTCCTCAAAATAAGCCTTGTCCAACTTGTTGTTAGCTGATACAATCACGGGATCACTGACAAGAAAATCATTGAGCACTTTGAGGCTTGGCTCATTGTCTGTATAGGGGAAATCATATCTGATTGGTATGTGAACAATAACGCGCTTGTCTGTAAATTGCTTGTAGAGCAGGGCGAACACGGGCGGATAGCAGCATACGTATCCGTCATAAGCTGATAATCTTTCATGGTAAGTATCATAAAACTCTCGCCACAATTCTTTCTCGACAATACTGCCAATATTATTTTCAACCAGTGGAACATGCTTGCGCTCCCTTCCCATCACCCACGAATGGCCGGAAATGCTGTCAATATCAAGCTCGTGACCAAGTTTACGCCAGATAAATTCAAGGTCGCTGTTCACCGAAACGTGCTGGTCGAGATTATACAGTTTCATTCCGAGACCTTTTTGACTTCTTTTTTATTTTTATAAACATCATCAATCACCTTCATGATTTCACTTGCACATGTTTTAGCAATATAATCTATATCTTTTTGCACAATAGGTTCATTTTGTTCCTCCCTGTGGGCTATAATTGCCTTGGCTGATTCAAACATTTTTACCACCCCTGCGCATATCCTTTATCTATTGGTTTCAACGTTCCGTCCGGGTTACGCTCGCGCCCCTTTAATGTCAGCTCCTGTTCCTTCTGGTATTCAAACTTTTCTTTGCTGAACATTTTGAGCGGCTTTCTGTTGTCCTCGGCTTTAACCTTGATTGCTATGTTATTTACGATATACAGCAACGCTTCTAAGTGCGGGGAAAGGTTCTTTACTTCCGTATCGCTTTGCATGGCTTGTCGTAGAGATTCTGCTTGGCTATTCATGGTGAACTTTCGCCGGTCAATTACGTTATTAAGAAAATACAACGTTCCAATAGCGTCAAACGTCTGGTCAATAACAACCGGAACCTTCTGCGCGATTAACTGGCTCACAAGGTTCTGCACCGCAGCGCCATTGGTAGGATTCATTACGGGCGGCGCTACATTCATGGCTTTTTTCACAGATTCGCAGTAAGCCTTTATGTTCTCAATAGTGTTCATTGTAGCTTCAAAATTAACATGCAAAAGTCCATTATCCTTATCCCATTGGCAGGTGACAATAGTCGCCCAATTTTCACGCACCGCAAAGCCGTTTATAACCTCGTAGAACCCACCCAGCGGATCATCCTTAACAAACTTTGATATGTCATGTACCAAACACTTCATGCGCTCGATAGCCTGTAGGTGTTTGCTTATAACGGCATAGCGACGAGCAGCCATACTATGTCCAAAATCATCCATAGGCTTATCGGTAAAAGTGCCATCATCTTTCTGAATGTAACGAAAATTGCGCTGCTCTTTGATTGAGTCTACACTGCGCTTAGTCCAGACCTGGCGGTATTCATTAACCTTCAAAATACCAGCACGAACGCTATCTGGACCTTTTTCCACACCCTTTATGTTGAATCCGTATGAGGCAATTTCTTTAATTGATTTAGGCTCTGCACTATCAGCAAATATTTCGTCATGGTTTTTGCGAACACCTAAAGATTCCATACGGCGGGAAATTTGCGGATTGGTGAGGCCGGTTTCGTATATTAGCTGATCACAATAAAGCTGGTCACCGACCACCATACATTTAATCAATGAGGTTTCGTCAGTAAAGCCAAAGTCTAGCCCGAAAAACTCAGGGCCGGAGCCGGGCAGCGGCATTTCGTCACAAGTGGTAAACAGCGGGTGTACAAGCCCCTCAATGTTACCCACAAGACCCAAGCCATAAACATTCCACCAATTTACATCTCTTTCCCTACGTGATTCAATCTTATCTATTGTGTCTTTGGGAAGAACCTGTCGAGCCTGCATATAGGTGGAATGAATAAAGCATATTTGTTTGTGATCTTCTGGAAAACAATCTTTTGTAAAATCGTTTATTCCGTTTTGTTGTAGTAATTGATGTATCCAAAATTCAGAAACGGGGTTATAATCAACAAAAGTACAGCCCTCCGTTCTTACATCAAGTTCATCAAAAGAATCCATTGTAATGTTATTACACTCGTTGAGAAAAAGAATATTTCTCCTACCACCACGCAACCTGGCGGAATCATCCGCGCTGAAAAACTCCATCTGGGATTTATCAAACTTGTAAATATGATCCGTTCTATTGAACGCCATATCGTCAAACTTTTCACCCATTATTTTTTGAAAATCACGGATTGCTCCGCGCTTAAGGTGAGGAATTGATTCAGATACAACAGAAATTATACCAGCATTGTAAAAAGATGATGCAGCTAATACGATAAGCAATTGAAGAATTGAATAGGTTTTACTACTTGAAGTTCCACCCTGATTCACAATGACTTTATAACCCTCCTCGAACGCCCTGCGGTTACGAGAAAATACTGTTGTGGTTTCAAGATTCGGGAGAATCATCCGGCCCACACAGCATCTTTTTGACAAAGCTTGCTGTAGCTTGATCGGTAACTATAATTTGAGGTGGTACTGATTTTATTTTTTCACCACCAGAGGTAATGTCGTGATTGTCGCGGAATTTATTTATATTTTTTGCGAGAAAGATTGCAGACGGCGCGTTGTAGCCGTGTATTTTACCAGTTGCACCCTGCTCAAGAAGGTCAAAATAGTAACGCTTGTATTCGCGCTCTGCTTCTTCTATCTTTTCGGTGGGAAAATCAACTGGGAAATCTTTTATATATCGTTCTATTGTTTTGTCAGAACACTCTGGAAAATATGAAGGATACCCGCCTTTTTTCAAGTAAGAACAATATCTTTCACACAAAGCTTGACGTTCTTTTGGGGTTTTGTACTTTTCTGCAAAGTTGTTATTAGGAGGGGCACCTTCAGCAGCCATATAACGCACCTTCAAGCAAAGCAGCTCATGTTAAGGTTTGTAACGGTCAATAAGTAATTTACGATAAAAAGCAATAGTTGTCAAGCACTATTTACACAAATCGGTAAAAAGGTAATACTTATATATATTGGACGCTATTAGCGCGTTATTTGTCACGACCTGTCTGTAAAAATAAATTGCAGCTATAGCATTATTTTCTTGACACGGCAATGGGCTTGTTGTATTGTTATAGCATGCTCAGGAATTTCCACGTAAATTTATAGCCTGTCCGTAGCGCAAAGCTCCGGCGCATAGCTGTATTTCCCTGAGCAGGAATACAGGCAGGCTTTTTAATTGAGGCTTTGTGGGATATACTAAACTTGATGAGGGTATTTTACTTTCTTCAATAATGGCCTGTGATCCTAAAACATTTAAGGTGTGGATTGCTTTACTCGCCGCATGTAAGCCGGATGGAATAGCTCCCGTATCTTCTGTTGGTATTTCTTCTGTTTGCAGATTATCACTTGATGAAACAAAAGCGGCAATCGAAGAACTGTCCTCTCCGGACACAGAAAGCCGATCTATTCAAAATGAAGGAAAACGAATTGAGCGTGTAGATGGTGGATACCGAATAATAAATTATCAGAAGTTTCGTGAGTTAAACTACAAGGAAGCTGATGCAAAAAGGAAATATGAAGAGAGAAAGAAAAAGACTTGTCCGGAAATGTCCGGAGATATGGCGGACATTAATGCTTCTGCTTCTGCTTCTGCTTCTGCTTCTTGTATTAAAGAGGGAATGCAAGGGGGGAATGATTTTTCAACGCTTTTTTTGGAGTTTTGGAGTTCATACCCGCGCAAGGAAGGTAAGGGCGCAGCTTATAAATCGTGGATGAAAATATCATCACCGGGCGAAACGCTCCAATTAATATTGATTGCCCTTGAATGGCAGAAACAGACAGAACAATGGAAAAAAGATAATGGACAATACATTCCAATGCCTGCAACATATTTAAACCAACAACGATGGTTAGATGAAAAACATAAAATAATTTTGCCAACACACATTTTATCAGCCGGGGAAAAACAGATACAAAAAGAACGAATGAAAGAACTTAATGGTTAACATTGCTATTGTGCCTGAGAAAATGTTATCTGTTCCAAATTGGATAGTCTGGAAACGTGAAATACGTGAGGGTAAAGAAACGAAAGTACCATATAGGGCAAATAGTTTTGGAAAAGCAGAAAGCAATAATTCAAAAACCTGGACGGATTTTAACACAGCATTATCCGTTTCAAATGATTTTGATGGTATAGGGTTTCAGTCTGGGATTGAGCCGGAGGCATTTATTTTAATTGATCTTGACCATTGTCTTAGTGATGCAAGTGATTTTATTGAGCCTTGGGCGTTAGAAATAATAGAGGAGGCAAATAGTTACACCGAAATATCCCCAAGTGGGGATGGCTTCCATGTTTTTTGTGGTGGAAAACTTTTAAAACCTTCGGTGAAAACACAAAAAGCGGAAATTTATGGTTGCAAAAGATATTTTACTTTTACTGGAAACGTCTTTCAAAATAAAAAAGATTTTAGAGAACTAAACGAAGATGAAATAAATAAAATTTACGAAATGATACAAAAAACAAAACAAAATAAAACAGAAACATTGTTAAATTATAATAATAATACTACAAAAATAAACGATCTTCCAGAAAAAATGTTCAAAGCTATAAACGGATTTAAAATACAGGCTCTTTGGCAAGGAGATACCTCCGCATATTCAGGAGATCATTCATCCGCAGATATGGCGTTATGTAATCATCTTGCTTTCTGGACATCAAGAAATTTTATAGAAATAGATTCTTTATTTCGGCAATCAGGATTAATGCGCCCTAAATGGGATAAAGTACATTTTGCTAATGGATATACCTATGGGCAAATAACAATAGAGCGGGCGATTAATAACTGTTCCAATACTATAGGTGATAAAAACATAAAAATAGGTGAACAGATTGACGGGCAACCGAGAGAAATAAACTGTGATAAGATTGCAAGCGTTTCGGGGGTAATGGAATATTTAGAAAGTGTCAAACAATTTTATAATAATGGAAAACAAGCAGGATTGTCTACTGGATGGAATAATATTAATAAAATATTTACAATGGTGCCATCTTTACTTTATGTCATTACTGGTTATCCAGGTAGCGGAAAAACAGAATTTATACTTGATATTAGTAACAACCTTGCGGTTTCACATGATTTTACTTGGGCTATTTATTCACCGGAAAATTATCCGGCACCGTTTATAATTCAAAACCTGACTGAAAAAAACAAAAAAATGTCTTTCTTTGGATCAAACAGGATGAACTTTAGTGACGTAGAAGAATCTATGAAATTTCTTGAAGAACATTATAAATTAATAGGGATCAACAACGAGTCCGTTACTTTAGATATGATATTAAACACAGCCAAAGATTTGAATATTGACGGATTAATTATTGATCCATATAATGAACTTGAACATACTCGGCCAACCGAAATGTCCTTGACTGAATTTGTTGGATATAATTTAATGAAGTTGCGCCGTTATGCAAGAATAAATAATCAAATCGTTATTGTTTCTGGACATCCAGCAAAACCAAAGAAGAACGAAGATGGTTCTTATTTGGTTCCTGAATTATATGATATAAGCGATTCTGCACATTGGAGAAATAAGCCGGACATAGGAATAATTATTTATAGAAACGAAAAAACAGGATTAACAGATATACATTGTAAAAAAATGAGATTTAAAAATCACGGTTGCTTAGGGGTTGAATCTTTGGAGTTTGATATTACTAAAGGAACATTTAGCCAACAAAAAACAGAAGAAGAAAAAAAACAAGAAGGAAGGGGAGATATATGGTGACTGCTCCCACGACTAAAGTCGTGGGCTTCCATGAGTCCTGACCAGTGCTTTCGCCTTACGGCGAGGCACAGGTCGCTCAACAGACTCCAATCCGAGTCTGAGTATCTCTAAGGCAGAGTTTAAATCTCTACCTGTCTTAAAACCGCAGTGAGGACAATTATGAACACGAACCTCAATAGTCTTAGTCACGGTAGTGCCACACTGCGAGCATCGCTGACTGGTTCCTCTTGGGTCTACTCCCACTATGATCCGCCCAGCGTTTTCAGCTTTGGCGGTCATATACTGAATCAGAGTAGACCAAGAAGCATCAGCTATGCTTTTAGAATATTTCTTTTGCTCAAGCATATCTTTAACATTCAGGTTTTCATGAGCAATGAAATCATATTTATCAACGAGTTTCTTGGAAGCCTTATGACAAAAATCCTCTCTCTTGTTTTTTATCCTCTCATGGATCATAGCCAAAACTCTTTTATGTTTGGCTTTAAAAGTTATATTCTCACGCCTTTTGGCTTGAGCAAAAGCCTTTTGTTCAAGATTAAAAAATCGAGGTTTATCTATTTTAGACCCATCAGAGCACTGGATATAGGTGATAAGACCCAAATCAATTCCAGCAATTTTTCCGGTTTTTGTGAGAGGCTCAGGTTTTTCTGTTTCACAGGAAAAATAAACATACCATTTACCGGTAGGAGTTTTTTTAACGGTACAAGTTTTAATAGTACCTTCGACAGGTCTATGGAGAACAATCTTTACGCGGTCGATCTTGGAAAGATAAACCCCGTCAGGATGGAGTCTAAATCCGGCCTGTGGGTAGGTTATGGAATGATACCAACCTTTACCTTTAAATCTTGGAAAACCTGGGTTCTCTCCTGCCTTACAACGCCGCCAAAAGGCTTTGAAAGCAAGGTCAACTCGGAGTTGAGCATTTTGAAGAACCTGAGAAAAGACTTCATTAAGTTCTGGTTTAACAGTTTTCCATTTAGTGAGTTCTATTTGACTGGCATAAAGAGAGATAGATTTTTTCTCAGATTCCCAAGTATTTTTTCTAAGTGCAAGAGTTTCGTTATAGACCCAACGAGTCTGTTCCAAAATGTTATTCATTTTGGTTGTTTGAAGTTTAGTTGGGTATAATCTATATTTAAAAGTCTTACGCATATAAGACTAATATAATCTATTTGCCTAAGAAATGCATGATTTATTTTAAATTAGACTGGCTCACTTTCATCCCACGGCTAAAGACGCTCGAAGACTCGCTCCGTGGGCTTTCTCGTTCGCAGGATCGTAAACTCGGCCATAAACACCCTTATCGGGGCTGGAGTGGCCCACGAGGTGCATCATGCAGCAGAGGCTCAAATATCCAAGCATTGAAAAGTGGCGCGAGTACGAAACTGAGAAGCGCAAAATAGAAGAGCGCAATCTTACGCCTGAACAATACGAGGCCGCAATAAAGGAATTATGCGAAAAGCTAAAAATATGAGCACTCCCACCCCCTGCCCCCTGCTTGGCGGCGCTCCCCAGGACTGCGCCACATGCCCGGAGCTGGGCATATGCCACGAAACAACGTATGGGGATGTGCCCGAATTGCGCAGACGCCTAGAGCGCATGGAAGCGTACTGGAAACAAAAGCAGGCCGCTAAATGATTAAGCGAGAGTTGCGCGTTGGTGATGTTGTACAAATTGATCCCGCACACGACCCGCGCTTTGGCGGGTGCTTTATGGTTGTTTCGGAACCAAAATCGTTTGGCGCGATGGGATATTGTGCATCTCCGGAAGAAAGCGGTCTGTTTTATTATCGTTGCTCTTTTGAAAATATGGAATTTATAGGTCATGCCGAATGGATGAATAAAAGCGATATGGGGGCCAATAATGGTAGTTGTAAATGTGATAATTAACGGCAAGAAAATCGGCAAAGATATTGCGCAGTATGATGTAACGGTAAATATTCTGCGGCGCGAGGATGCAAACGATATTGAGGTTCAATACGCAAAAGTTTTGGAATCAATATTGACAAACGTAACGAAGCGTATGGCATATAAAATAATCAAACATGAAGAAATTAAGAAACCCACATGAAAAATAACTTCACCCTTGCCAACATTACGTGTCTATCGGCTTTTCTTGTCGTGCTTGAGCTGGACGATGCAATAGCTAAAAGGGATGATAAACGTATCATAGCCATATTGGATCTGTTTCTGGCATACTGGATTTTGACATCCTCTGCTGGGGCTAAAGCCCCGCAGATTCCTGGAAACTAATCATGCACAAGTGCACAATCAGCGCCAAGTTGGTTCACGCTTCGTCGGAGTGTGCGACGGGGGGCCGCATGACCATCCCCACACCAGCAGCCGCTGCCCGCCTCACTGCCATAGTGCGCCAGGCAGAGCGCCGGAATGCGCACCTGTATGATGCAGCGCCCCGGCGGGTGCAGCACCACAAGCGGTACAAGCTGGACACGGACCAGCTGCGGTTCGGGTTTGGGCGCGGCATAGCGCATGGGGCGAGAAGGGCCGGGAACGGGAGCTGATTGGCATGGCTGTAAAATAAAAAAGAAATATGTTGACAAGTTTACGCAAACAGGTTATATTAGATAAGGAAGTTATGAAACACAAAAACAGAACACAGAAAAAATGCTTACGGTGCGGGTGGGTATGGTTTCCGAGGAAAAAGGAAGCTCGCCAATGTCCAAATTGCAAAACAGCATATTGGGACAAGGCGAAGACGAATTAGGGCCGGAAGATAATAAACCGGAATACGACAAGGCAATTTATGATTGGCGCAGTATTGTTTATCATCCGGAGGACGACAAAAATCTTACACCATTTTTTATTCGTATGGCAAATCATGTTAAGCATAGAGATAATTATATTTGTCAAAGTTGTAGAAAAAAGTTTAGAAAATATGATCTTTCGGCGCATCACATTGTTTCAAGAGAAAGGGGAGGAAAAGACATTATGGATAATTTGATCTCCCTTTGCGAACCATGCCACAATGAAATAGAACCTCTTAATCTTGAAAAAGCCGACATTATTGATTTTAAATCCGATCAGCTGCCGCCGCCGTCTAAGGTTTTAGTTGCCCAGGGCGGGGATGATTGGCATAAATGGGTATACGGTGGTTATTCCAGACCAGAAATGGCTTAAAAATGACTTATCTATATAAATCAATGGTTTACAATTGTACCCAAAACAGCATAGCTACTTTGCTATTCTGGAGCATCGCTTTAAGTGCAGGACGCGCCCGGCATACAGAATTAGGGCATACCAGAGGTATCCTATGACCATCACCACCACACAGCACCGCAAACCTGGCCGCCCACCACATTCGCAAAACGGCGCAGTCAAAACCGGCCGGCACTTGTACACAAAGGACGCTCACAGCATGGACAATATCCCGGTGGCCAAGCGCGGCTATCAAAAATGGCCGCAGGCCAACGATGCGGACAGGTCAGCGCAAAGCGCGGCAATCCTGGCGCGGTATGGCCTGAGTGTGGCTGATGTGAAACAGCAGGCAAAAAAGGAAGGGATGGCAAAGTGAAAACGTATAAAGGCTTCGACAAAGATTTAAAATGTAATGGCTTTCCGTTTGAGGTTGGCAAAGAATATCAGGAAACCGATATTAAACTTTGTAAGAAAGGTTTTCATTCTTGCAAAAATCCGCTTGATGTTTTAAAATATTATGGGCCTGCCGGAAATAGGTTTTGTGAGGTTGAAAGCGATGGCAAAATCATAGAGGCAACAGACGATACTAAAATATGTGCTGAAAAAATAAAAATAGAAACGGAAATTAACCTAAAATCAATTATTGATTTAGGTATTAAGTTTCTTTTTGAAAAAATAAAAATATCAAAACTCGGATATTACAGCCATGCAGCCACGTCAGGAAAATACAGCCCTGCAGCCACGTCAGGAGATTCAAGCCATGCAGCCACGTCAGGAGATTCAAGCCATGCAGCCACGTCAGGATATTCAAGCCATGCAG